TACTGCCCCATAAGGGCTTCGACGGCAGTTTTCCCTGAGCCAACTGGTATTTGCGCTGCTGTCGAAGCAGCACTAGCTACGCTTTCTGCTGTCTGTGCGCCATGTGCCGCCATAGCCTGCTGCTTCATCTGTTGCTGTTCCTCCGCACGCTGTTGGCGCAGAGCCGCCACTTCTTTCGGGTCTTTGAGAAACTTTTGCTTGCCTCCAAGCAAGTCATTATATTCGGAAATGGCTGCATCAAAATCTATATTATCCGTAACTTCTGGTTTCAACTGCGCCATATTAGCTGCCACCTTAACCAAGGCCTCAATACCAGTAATCGAAGCGCTCTTTTGCGCCAGCGCCAGTATCGATACGAACTGCAAATCCAGCGGCACACCGCGCATTGATTTCGGCGGCGGCGGTATAACGCCTTTACGCTTCAGGATGCCGAACACCCTGCGTAGTTTCGGCTGCAATCCTTCACACAAAATATTCTCAATGACCGGCCCCAGCACGGACAAACGCTCTTGCAATTTGCTTTGAATCTCAATCTGCGTCGCCCGGTCAAAATGCTCCTGTGACAGCATCAAAAACAGCGTATTAAACAATCCATCCTTAATACGCGCCTGAATGAGCGCAATATCCGCCGTCACATGGTCGAGATCGAAATTCGTCTCGTATATCGACCGTATCCCCTTACCCGCCCCCATATCCGACACATAGGTCTTCATGCCCGGCAATTCTGACGACGGGCTGTTCTTCAACTCCATCGACGCAAGCAGCGGCGGCCTGATCCCTTTCTCAATGCCTTCCGCCTTGCGCTCCGTCTCGATCTGCAACTGCATCACATCCGGCAGCACATCCATGCCGGGCGAACGGCCGTATGCGTCATTGCTTTGCGTCGACCAGCGCGCCGCCGTAAAGGGTTGGTCGACAAAACCGCGTATCGACAGCGGGTATTTCGTCCCCGCTCCGTACATCCAATAGACTTCCCGCCAGGTGAAATCCCCGGGCACCTTTCCTATATCCGTCCCCTGAATCGGAAAATTCGGCTCAATCGAATGCGCAACCAGCCGCTCCGTCGTCAGCGCGCCGCCTTTTTCCTTCCATAATTTCTGAATATCAGCCGGGCAATTCTCCAGCCCGAAGAAATCGACCATCTGCGCCACCGTCATCACAAACGCCCGGTTCAGCGCATCGACGCGCATGGTAGCGCCCGATGCTAGATAGTATTCGCCGGCGCATGGGTTATAGCACCGTATTAATTCTTTCTCATCTTCGTAAATGATGCAGACCGCTGTCCCGTAGATAACAATATCTTCGCATTCCTGCGCAAACGAATTATAAAAATTCGACCGCGCCAGCACCGTGTAAACGATATCCTCAACCGTATCGAGCCATTGCCGGCCTTCCGCATCGATATCCACGCCGCGCGTTGCCGGTACAATTTTAAACCACGGCCTTGACGGCGAAGCCAGTCCCGACATCAACCCGCCGGAGCAGATGCGCGCCGCGAATGTCGCTGTCGGATCCAGTATCGAGGTGTTGATCTCCAACCCGCGCGTCATCGTATTGGGGCTGGGCATGCCGCCGGCCGATTGCGTCAGCCAGATCGAACGCCTGGGCAAGATGAACCGCGCCAGATCCGACCAGTTCTGGATCCACCACGTATCGCGCCATGTCCGGAGCATCGACAGGCGCCCCTCCAGGTGCCCGCGCAGCAAGCTCCATTCTTTTTCTTTTAACAACCGGTCGCCGCCCGCGTCCTTGCGCGGCTCCGCCGGCTGTTCGCTTTGCGTCTGTGGCGACGCCCGTTCATAAAAAGGAATGTCGGAAGCTTTGGCCTTCGCCATAAAACTACTGGGCGCCGAGCAACTGCGGCTTGGCCGCGCCCTGATTCGCCGGGTCGGTTGCCGTGCCTGCGCCGGCGGAAGCGGCGGCGGCTAACGCTTTAGCCCGCTGGTTAGCCGCTACCGCAGCGATCTGCGGCTGCGCTAATGTCGCAGGCGCAGCCGAGGGCGGCGGAGCCGGTACGGCAGGTGCGCGGGGCGGACTTGGCATGAGAAATCCCATATGCGTTTATTCTACGCATAAAGGTTTTCAATTACAAGCGCTTGTTATGTAATGATAAAATGGGATAGCCGAGGATGAATCTACATCCCCCTGCCATTGCGGTAATACGGATTATAAGGCTGATTACGCCCGGTGCCGACCTGCCGGGCCACTTCCGGCGACAGAGGATGATAATTCCGGTAGGGGTCAGCTGCCGGTAGTTCCCAGCCGTCGCGGTAGCGCGGCGCGCGGTGCACCGGGTGGGCGAAACTTAACGCCAGCGCATCGAGATGATCCGGGCTATATCCCAACTTCTGCTTCAGGAGCTCCTTCGGCTCGATGATCACCTTATCGCCCTTCTGGCTATAAGTCGTCTTAGTCAATGCCGCCATCAGTTCCTGATTATAAGGCAGCGCCCCGCCGCCGCGGATCCAGTCCACTACCCCGAACAGCATCTCCGTTCTTTTATTGGCATAGCGCACATTCGACGACTTCTCATTAAAATGCACGCCAATCGGCGCAAAACCCAGCCGCTGCAGATTATCCACCCAGCTTGAACCGAAGCCGCCGGTGTTATCGACAAAACACGCGTCAGCTTCCCACTCCTTCCATTTGCGCGCGGTGATGTCGGCGCCGGTCGTGCCGTTAATATTCCGGTATTGCTGCGGCAAAAACGCCTGCAGGCCTTGCCTGGGGAATATTACCGAGCTGTCGTCACCGGAGAACGCCACGTCCACGCCCAGGATGCGTGGCGCATTGCCGTATTCGCCTTCCGTGTAGTTCCGGTGCATTGCCGCTTCGACTTCTTCCTGACCGATAATCGAATTAAATCCGGCGGAGGGGAATTCGGAAAACACGTTGACCATGACGTAAGGGTTGTCACGGCCGTACATCGCTATCTGCTGGCGCGCCCACTCTGTCGATACGCGCGGACTGCGGTTCGGATTGTCCGGATCGCCGTTGACCGAGATGGTATGCCACATCGCCGCGTTCTCGACCGTCGCCTGGTACAGCATGCCGTCGCGGGAGGTCGTGTTACCGGCCTGAATAATATGCCCTTCCTTGCAGGATGAGAGTGCCGCTTCGGCTGCAGCGCCGATGACGGGGGGTATCGAGCCGGATTCGTCAATGATAAAAACGATAAAATCCGCATGAAGTCCGGCCAGCGTATTGCCCTGCGAATCGCTGTCTGCCGATTTCGACCACGGGCGCGCTGACATCCACCATGTTTCCGGATGATCTTTGGCGAATATGCGGGTTTTTGTGTGAACAAACATTTCCTTGAGCAATGGTGATTTATTCATCCAGTAGGCCATCTCCGTCCAAAGGCCGTCAGCAAGGTTATCTGCCGTGATTGAGGTGGCAGCGATCTTCGGATGCGGTCTGGTGAGCAAGAAGTTCCAACAGAGCCAGGCCAATACACAGGTCTTTCCTGGCCCCTTGCTGGCGCGCAGAGCGATACGCTGCTTATGCGGGAATATTTTTAGCACATCGGATTGCCACGGATCAGGGGTGGCGCCGAATATCTCTTTGACGAAGGAGACTGGATCATTGCGCCATTGCGCGAATTTATAGGAAGCGGTCACGTCGACCTCTATAAAAAATTTTTATAAAAAATTTGTGAAGGCATAGTAATCACGTTCGCCGACGGCACGGGGGGCAACGGGGGTCGCCAATAGGCTTTCGGGCGATTTCTGGCTGTTGTTCAATGAATATATTATACGTTGGACATGTGAATTGATACGAAACAATGACATAGCTCATTTGGTATCATCCGTAACGGGCGATTCTGCTACTGGTTGAGCTTCTATCAACGGCGCATTGTCGGCTGGCGTAGCATCGATGATGCTACCCATAACGAGCTGTTCAAGCGTGATCTTCACTTCACTTTCAATACTCTGCTTTGGCTTGCCAATGAGCCGATCCATTACTTCTGAGAAGTTTAAACGGCCTTCGGAGTCGCGGCGATAAGTTTCAAGCAGACGAGTCACAACCATCTGTTCGAAAACAGATAATCTCCCCCAACGCTTCTTGTCCGCTTCTAATGCCAGTAGCTCATTGCCAGGCATCTTTCCATAATGCGCCGATAGTTCTTGCAATGCCACTGCTTCGAATAACTTTTTGCCGCCACCTTTGGGATTAGGACTTGGCATGCCCTTGTACCATTTACCCTTTTTGGCCTCAGTGACTACGGCTGTCATTCAGATATTATCACAAATTAGTCAGCACCTTAAATTACGAATCCACCTCCAGTATACTGGATAATCCTTTTACGGTCAAACTGCCTAAAAAATAGGCAATAATAATTTAATTCCCTTAATCATTTATCAACCATTATCCCCCATTATATCCCATGAAAGCGCAATCAAGCGCATTTCAATACAGGAGTAATCAACATGCACGATATCATATCAGCCATTATCTTTTTAATCGTAGTTGCAGCATACGCCATAGCTGCACAACCGTCATTATTATAGGAGTACGCAACATGAGCGACAATAAAACAAAGCGCAAGCTGTCCATATCAATTACAGCATTGTTATTTTTAACTGGTGCCGCATACATTCACGGCATACGCTTTATCAGCCTTGAGGAAGTGCCAAGCAGTCACCGCCCCTGGCAACTGTATTTAAGCGCCGATTATGCCGGCAAGCATTTAACGGAAGAAACGGCATATAATAAGAGTGATGCCGATTGGCTTTCGCAACTCGCAAAATAAATGCAGAAAAATGAAAATAGTGCTTTTATTATTGTAATTCAATTAGATAGATTTTACGCATACTCAATTTATCTTTGTATTTCAACAACTAGCACTATTTTCATAGCATTTGACAACTACCATAATCTACCATAATCTACCATACATACAGTCAATCATGGCTGTGTAGCGAAAGGAAAACAAAATGAAAACGTACATTCACCTGAAGAAAGTAAATGACATGGTAGGGCGCATTGAAGCTCTGGAGTTTCATTCTGTAGAAACAAAAACAGAAGCGGCGCTATTAAAGCACCTGCTCATGTGTCAGTGCCTAAACGCATACGGACTGAAAACAGCCAATTCACTCATTGAGATATGGGAGAAATATAACAACCGTAAAGCGGCATAATTACTTGCGCATATGCCAATCTTCACCGGTTGGCATATCGCAGTTAATTTCGACTGCAACAGCGAAAGGAATAATTTTATGGAAAGCTTCGTAACACACACCGGCGAAATTGTGACCGGCGAAAGGCTAACCAAAGCATTAAATGCTGTGGCTGATTTCTGGGCTCAAAACGCAATGGCGGTATATAAAGAAAACGCATACGCCTCGCATGTATCTGAAAAAACGAAAATCAATAATCGGGAGCGGCAATTAGAACAAGCCGAACGTATAAGAAGCGGCAATGAGAAATGCGGCTTCTGGCTATGGCAACGCATTAATACCGAGCTAACGGGAGAATGCGTAGCTTTCTTACCCAAATAATCGATTGCGGCCTATCCCTTGGCAACAGGGGATAGAGCGCAGGCGGTTACTGTTTTTAACTTCCTTTCGCGGGCGGTAGTCGCCTGCACCGGCGAAAGGAAAGCATGGCAATGCGCAGCATGATAATCCTCATGCGCCGGCCTTACCGGCGACAATGCGTCATTCCCATGCGATAACTAGCAAAAGGACAATAACCATGATTAAATCCATCCGCAGCGCCTACAAAGCCGGCTATCGCGCCGGGCGAACGGCGCCAAGAATCATCACGATCAGCTTCCAGCGCAAAGAACTGCAATTCGCCATCTGCCCTTTTGCTCCTTGGCGACTGCTTTGCTATACCGCCTGGCATCAAGGTAATTACAACGGTTCTATTGAAAGATTAACAGGAGGAATACGGATATGAAAATTTATACAAAAGAGGATACCCGCATAAAACGGAAGAAGTTAAACTTTATCATCTCAGTTGATGTGCCGGTATCATCATCGGAAAACGATATAAAAGATTTTATAGGTGAATCTTTACTGTGGTGCGGCGGCAATCGTTATCCGGGTGGAATAGAGGGTTATCCGGAAGAAACCGACCCGCCTTTTTACAGTCTCGATAATATCCAGATTAAACGATACATAAAAAGGAAGAAATCATGAGCGCCCAGATACTCCCCTTCCCCTCGCAACCCGTGCCAAGGGAATTAAAACAAATAGCGGAGAAATTATTTATCATGGAATTAAATAAACTCACCTGCATTATTTTAGAAAAATACAGCCATTTAAATATCCGGGAATTAGTCTATTTCATTTACGAATTGGATGATGTTACTGAATTAAATGAACTTTTACCTCTGGCGATCAATAAAGAAATTGCCATTATGTTGGCCAATCTCGCTTAAATAACCGGTGTTGGAGCGGCAGCTTTTATTTATTTTCCACACTTCCACAACTCGTTTTGCCATTTGTGGAAAAATTGTGGAGTTTTTTTCTCTATACTTTACCGTTGTTTAAATTGTTTTCCACACTTCCACAGCATTTCTCTAACTACTATATATGAAATTATTAAAAATAGAATATATATAGTATATATACACGTAATAGGAAAGTGTATATAGAGGTTAGACCGCTGTGGAAGTGTGGAAAACGGAAAATGAATTTATTATGTAGATATTTCAATGAGATATAATTCCACAAAATTGTGGAAATTTTGTGGAATTTTGTGGAAAAATAAGAAATAAATTAAAAATCAATACATTTCAATATGATATAATTCTCCACAATTTGTGGAAACTAATTATTTTTTGAAATATAATTGGATTAATTCTTCCGCCAAGCGCGAAACGTTTTTCCCATTTTATTTTTTGGGAAGCATTCTTTTAATCCCAGCGCCTTGAATATAGTATTGATCCGGCGAAGTTCCTGCCCTTTAAGCTGCGACTCGTTAAAACGTAATCCTTGCCGCAATG